AGAAACGGATGTTTCTTTGGCTACCGTAATCATCAGCCCTGTAGATGCATAAGACTGAAGTAACTGATTTAAAACGCGAATACCCAGCGATAAGTCGTCACCGTAAAGAGGAACCGTTGGGCTATGGGCACTAATTAATCGATAAGATTGCTCGACAAATTCACGAACCGTTGGCATCATTCACCGCCTTTTTTCGTCGGCGTTTAGGTGGCTGTGTTTCTCTTGAAACAATCGGCCTTTTTTCAAACCATTCACCGGTTTTTAATAGATTCTGATAATTTACCCATCCTTCGGCTACACGCATAACCCCATCCTTATGATGCAACACCACGCGAAAATTATCAGAATCCACGAGTCTACCGTTATACTGAATTTCCATAAGAGCCTCATAAAAGGCGGGTTTCCCCGCCCATTAGCATTACGAACAAACCCTAACCGCAAATTCAGGGTTAATGGCAACACCGCAAATAACGTCAATACGGTCTAACTGCTCATAGTTGCGAATGTCAGCACCCAGCGAGTAAGTCATTGCTAACTTATACAAGTCGCTGTAACGGGTAACTGCCTCAACACCACCGCGCAACTCTTTTAAAGGAGGAGCGGCAAACACAACTGCTTGAGTGTGATAAGCGATAGAAACGTTATGACTATTACGCAATAACATTTGGGCCCCATTAGGAATAGCGGCACTGATGTTTTGGCGGGCACCGTCGATAACAATCGTTGGATTAACCGGGATAGTAGCGGTATCACCATCGGCACTAATAACCTGTGCCGTTACAACGAATTGCGCACGTTGAGCCAATGCCTCATAAGTCAGTGGGTTAACCATGAAAACACCTGCGCTATCATCGACCTCGATGATATCTCCCTCGTTAAATACCACAGTACCGGGGGCTTGACCTAAACTATCAACTTCAATGGTATTTCCGCCGACGATTGGTCCGTTAGTTACTTCTCCTGCCAAACTGAATCCCGTAGGAGGGGTGCCTCCAGCTTGACCAGCTCCAGCAATTTGACGACCAAGGAAGTTGGTTTTAAAGAAATCAAAGCCAGACAAGTGACCAATGAAGCCATCAATCAACGCACCGGTATTAACGCGGTCATTGAAAACAGCATAGAGGTCATCAGCCAAACTTGCGGCAGTACGAGGCATCGCTGCAAAGTATCTGCGACCGTCTTCAGGAATGGCCAGCTCAGTCATGTAAGCATCGGTTAATAAGACCGTGTTAAAATCTACGGGAACCCCTGGGGTACCAGTAGCTTGATAAGTTTGTGGCCAGAAATTATCTCGGGCAATAAAGTTCTCAACCATGTTAGCAAGACGCTTAGCACGGGGAGCATTCGCCATTTCAAGGTAAGGCTCGTCACGAGCACGGTCAAATGTAAGGTTGAACCCTGTGTATTCGACCATCGTACGGAATTGCTTCGTAATTGAAAGCGGTCTTACCACCTGAACGCGGGCTTCAGCAGTTGCACTTGCGCCCTCTCCGGCCAGATAACGTTCTTCTAATCGATAGTTAATGGTTTGACCGGTTGCAAATTTTAGGTTTTTGAAATCGCCTTCAAGGTTTCTGTTAGCGGTACGAGCAAAAGATAAAGAGTTCCAGAAGCGTACAAAGACGTCATCCAAAACATACTGGGTTTCACGAAAAACGTTCGCCATGATGTCATTCTCCGAACAAAAGTTAATAAATGCTCAAAATGAGCTATACCTTCTCTTGTCCGGCGGAAGACAATTACACACCATTTTTAAGGGTGGCTGATGGAGGCCAATACGCATCAATTGCATTAATATTAGTCTATAGCGACCAAAACTGTCAATTAACGCTTACCTATACGCAGCCTTTTTAATTTGCGAGCATCAGATTGAGCAATCAGCTCCTCAATACTTGGTTCTTTCTCGTCTTTATGAGTGGATAGATGTCCGTCTCCCGTTGTTGGTGAAATAGGCCGAGGAGCATTTGTTGTCGGCCGAGACTTTTTCATGCGTTCTTCTAGACGTCCTATTTCCACCATTTGCGCGTAAGGGTCACTCAAACGCGATATTCGTTGCAATTCCTCGGGATGTCGTTTGCTCGCGGCATACAGAAACGCGGCTGGGTCATTCATTGAGCGCGTCGCCATGGTCATTGCATCAGTAATAGGCTGGGAAGCCACCACCTCGCGAAAGTCTTTAAATTTCCCCATGCTTTGAGCGAATTTCTCCTCAAATTCAGCCTGCGCTTGCTGTTCTCTTAATTGTTGCGCTCGTGTTTGTTCTTCTTGAATGGTTTCTTTATAGGTTTGTTTAACGAACTGCTTTAACTGCTGCTGCCAGTCTCCTTGCGCATTAGGGTCGTACTCAAAGTTTTGTTCAGCATGCTGCGCTTGTTGCGGGGTGAGATTGTCGTTTTTTTGCATACGCGCCAAACGCTCCCGCACCGCACGATTAATGCGCTCGTTAACTTCCTCTTCAGTGTACATTTTTGATTCAGAAGGCTCTACAGGATTGCCGTATTCATCTTGATGGGCTTGTGGCTGTTTTTGTCCCTCTTCTACATCTTCAGCACCATAGTCTTCGTCGACTTTAGGTGGCTCGTCATATTCCGTGGTCACCTCCTCGATTGCCTTATCTTCAGGTGCTTGCGGGAGATGCGCGTTGGCCAGCACCTCGTCAATACTACTTATTTCAGTTGCCATAATTTCCCCTCTTTTTATTGTATTTTATGCGTAAGAATTTTAGTGATGTTATCGGCGTGGGCTATAGCTGCATCACTATTGGTGCGATGAGTTTCAGCAAGATATCTAAGTTTTTGCTCTTCGAGCTGCGCTGCCACTTCTAATCGTTCTGTTTCAAGCCTCGCTATTTCCCGTTCAGTTTCTGCTTGCTGTTTTTCTGCTTTAAGCATCAACTCTTGTTGTTTAAGCTGCAGCTCTTGCGCTTTCGCCTGCATTTCCATTTGTGCCATTTGTTGCTGCATAGCCATGGCCTGCTGTTCAGGAGAAGGCTGCTCATTTTGTTGTTCCTGAGGAAGCTTACCAGTCTTTCCTGCCTCAATAATTTGAGGAGGTACAATCGTTTTGAGACGATTCTTAATCTCAATTGTATTGGGAAGCGGTAAGTTTTCAGCGTACAAATCCGCGAATAGATTGAGTAATTGCGGATTGGCCTGAAGAACCATGTTAAGCGATTCTAATGCTTGGGCTTTCTGTCCTTCATAACTCGGTCCTGCGATTAATCTAACCTCATACGATCCTTGACGAATATCGTTTTCTATTATTTCGCCATACTCATCGGCTTGTCTATTAATAACGAGCGTCTTTTGTCCTTCATCAGGGGTCATTAATGAAATAGTTCTTTCGGCATCATAAACAATTGGAATCATTTCATTAACGATTTGACCGCCGGCTGTAATCGCCATGTTAATAGCATTGAAGAACGTAAAGGTCGCATAGCTTCCTTGGCGTGTTCTCGCATCAATAGCGGCTCCAGATGTTTCGTTACCCTGGTCGCCAAGGCGCGTTGGATAAAGACCGGTAGAAGTGTACAAGTCGTTCATTGCACGCTCATATTGAGTAAGTAACGACTGAGACAGCTCAGGTGGACGCGTTTGTTGGGGCACAATGCCGCCGGGAGACTCATCAAAAGTAAGCATGCCTTGGACTGAGAGTGGATCGCGCCACACTTGAGCCGTGTCATTACTAGACACGTTTTTCTTACTCCCAATCCATTGATCATACCGGCTTACTTTAAGCATATACGCCGATTGAGTGCCCAAATAATTCAAATATCTCTGAGCGTCTTTGGCGTCTTCAAAAAATGACTTGGTAATTTGCTTCCCATTTTTATCGTAATAGCTTTTGCTCGACAAAAAGATTAAGGGCAGGTTTTCCGAGGGGAACACGGTATCTTCGAGAATGTAATCCCCGGCCAACTTATAATAATGAATAACGCTCTTCTTAATGGGGCGACTATCTACAATACGAACAGGCTCGCCACGATCATAAAGCGTCATTACATCTTCTGAAGCATTAACAGTTTCTTGCGCCGCTCCGCTAACATCGCCTTCGCCTTCATCAATTCCAGCCCCCAATCCCATCATCATTTCAAGCTGGAGAACATG